CCGCCCATGCGAAGCGCAGGTTCATCTCGGCGTCCGGGGTTGGTCGGTCTCTCACTTGGTGGGCAACCGCGACCGGTACATTTGGGCGGCCGACGGCATCTTCCGCTGCACGTGCTGGAAGGCGGTCTTGGCCACGCTCGGCCACTTGTCGTAAGGCTGGGTCGCCAGCATGATGGCGATGGATTCGCCCAGAGCGTTGGCGAACGGGGTTATCGCCTTGGCGATTTCCCGCTCGTCAAGCTCGCGTTGCAGCCGGTCGATCTCGATCTGCTGCGGTATGGTCATGATGTCTCCGGGTCCGTCAAAACGACTGGCTGTGAGTTATCCGTCAAAGGTGGTTGCGTCGGCAAGCTGTCGATATGAGCGCCATACTGGAACGGAAGTGATAATTTCACTTCCACGATTTTCGATTCGTCGATAATCACTTCGTGGTCGATCTGGCACACTCTCAAACGACACTTGCCGTTGATGTTGACCCAGAGGACTTGTCTGTCTTCTCTGACCTTCACCTCGACCGGACCATCGGGCGCAGTGATGTCGAGCATGCCATCATCATAAGTGGACTGTTCGGTCATGAAGAGCCACCACGCGACACGTCGTAACGACGCAAGACCACCCTCAACGCCGTTCTGATGTCGGCCAGATTCTCGTTACTGATCGCATCGATCTTCAACTCCTCGGCCTTCTTGCGAATCATCAGAGCCGCCATGATACCGTCGGCCATCAGTGTGCCCTCTATCGCCTGCTCGTCATCAACAGCGTTCAAGAACGCCACGTACTTAGCGTTCTCAATCAGTCCAAGATGGATCGCTTCCACGTGATCATTCACTGTCCTCGTCATGACCGTGCCCTCATCACATTACCACCGCTTGACCGTCTGGTTTTTGTGGTCCGCCGTTTGTCCCACTCGGCCAAGTCTTTGGGCAGACCACTGCCGTCAGGGTGCTCGAACTTGGTCGGCGAGTCCTTCTCGTTGAGCAAGTACTTTTCCAATCCCATGAAGGCGTCGAACGCCTCGCCAAGCTTCTTGTCGCTGATCGCGTTGCGACTGTCTGGATGCAGTGCACGCCGGATGGTGTTGAACAAGTCCTTGGTCATCAGCCCACGTCGCGCAGCGTAGAGCTTCTCGGCTTCCTTGATCTGCTTCTTCCACGACGGCAGGATGATCTCGTCGGTGCGCCTCGTCATCTCGTCACGGACGCGCGTTTCGAACTGCGCGTCGAGCCGACGTTGATGCGCCTTGATTGCCGCCTCAAGCTTCTCATGCGCGGTCTTGCTGAGCAGCGACGGATCGAGTGCGGTCTTGTCCTCGATGGCTTCCTTGCGCGCCAACTCAGCCGTGATCGCCATGTCGAAGGTGACATGCGAGATGTCATTCTCCTTTTCGAGCTTGTGTGGACTGATCGGCTGGTTCGCCTCCAGCTTGGTACGCACGATCTGACGAGCAGCGTCCAGCTTGGGCGTCTCCTTGCCACGCTGGCTCTGACGCGGGGTCTTGGGCTTGCTCTTGGAACCACTGCCCTTGCGTCGACCAGTGCTCTTCTTCCGGCCGATAGTGTCGATTCCTTGCGGCCGAGACATTCCCTCAGATGGGGGAATGTCGATAAGGTCACGACGTATGGTCTCCTCGCCGACGCCGATGATTCCGGCGATAGACGCCATGGTCAGTCCGCCCCCGCCAGCGTACAGGCGCACGGCCAGCGCCTTACGGTCCTCCTTGGTCAAGGGGGCGGCCCCTGAATTGGAGACGACCGCGAGGCGCAGACGTTCGGCGTCGGCTTCTGGACCGGTGCCGAAGGTTACTATCTTGATCACTGGCTCGATGCCCTCTTCGGCAGCGATCTTCAGACGACGGTGTCCGACGATCACGTTGCCGAACTCGTCCTTGATGGCTGGCAGGTGTTTATTCCAACGAGTGGTCTGCAACAACGTGCGAAGCTCAGTGTCGTCGAGGCCCTCAATCGAACGGATATTTTCAAAAGTCATGGTTGGTTCTGCTCCTAACGTGAAAGCGCCGGGGAGGGCTAACTCCCCGGCCTTTACACTTACTCGCCGTTATCGTCCTGCGGCACGACCTGTCCGCCGACCGTGTTACGACGCTGCTTGCGTGACGCCTTGTAGCGACGCAGTACGACGCCGAGCGCAAGGTTGATGACCGCCAGCTTCTCGTTGGCCACATCGTGGTAGTTCAGGTCGATGGCCTTCTTGCGGATCATCTGAACTGCCAGTGCGTTGTCCATCGACAGCGAACCTTCCACCGCCTGCTGGTCGTAAGTCGCGGTGAGCAGTTTCTGATATTCCTCGCTCTCGTTCCACATGATGCGGTGGATATCCTCGACCAAATCGTTGAGCGTGCGCTCGGCTTTGATTTGCCGGACCCAGTCTTCAATTTTTTCGGGGAGGGGAGGGGCAGGTGCGATTTTAGGCGCAGAACTTGCCATGAGCTTTATTCCTCTCTAGCGGAGGCACCATGCACTCCGTAAAGACAGGCTACGTGTTCCGTTTAGGAGATGTCAAGAGGGAAAATGCCCCGGCAGCGGAGAGGGGGAGGGAACCGCTGCCGGGCAACACGAGGATCGCACTCGGTGCGTCGTCCATGAGAAACCCGACGCACCATTCATGTATCTGGTGCAGCGTAGCCACGTGTCAAGTGACGCGGGCCATAGACGTGCAGGATGCCGGTGCCGATCTGCTGGACGATGTAGCGGAAACCATCGTTGCTTTGCAGTGGCTCCTTGGTGACGACGTCGAGGGCGCGACCGCGCGCGATGATCGTGCCGGCGAAACGCACTTGACCGTACTGGTAGACGACGAGGTCGCCGACATGGAACATCTCGCTCATGGCCGAACCCGCTTGGCCAGTTCGTTGACCTCTTCCTTCAGTTCGGCGATGGTCGCCGACGCCGACGCCAGTTCGAGCATCAGGTCGCGGGCAATCGACCATTCGTAGCCATACACTGGCCGGTCGACGTCCGGGACGTTGTCGTCCCAGATGTTCTTGGCGTGAACGCGCTTTTCGCTGATGGTCAGACACAGGCGTCGCTCGCGGTCGTCCGGCCCCGGGTGCAGAATGAACAAGGTCAATCTGTCGAGCTTGCTCACGATGGTTTCTTCTCCGCCAAACGGGCTTCCAGCTGGGACAGCATGGTCTCCACCTCTTCGTCCCACTTTTTGTCGGCGTCGGCCAACTTGAGGAAATCGTCGGAGCAGCGGACCAGTGCAGCACCGAGACGCTGGACCATGGCCTCAAGCTCGGTGATCCGCTCGGCAAGCTCGTCGTTGCGGGCGAGCGCACTGTCGAGATCGTCGAGACAGCGCTCGGCCTCGTCCAAGCTCTGGAAGGGTAGCTCGGGATGCCGGTTGACGCCACCATAGGCCCCGCGCAGCCGATCCCGCCATGCGGCCCTTTCCTCTGCGGTCGTCTTGATCGCGCTCATGGACGGCCTCGCCGCGCCTTCTGCCAGCCCAACCCGACGATTGTGCGCAGGAGACGCAAGAACTCGCTGGTGATGGCATCGATGAGCTTGTCGCTCGCCAGACGGTCCTTGGCGGACTGGGCGACCACCGAGCCGATTATCATCGCCGACATCTCGGTGAGCGCCATCATCACCGTCCCGACACTGGTGTCACGCTCTTTCTCATGGTTGATGAACTGACGCAGTGTCTCGATCACCCCGGTGGCGAGCAACCGACCCTTGGCCCGCTCTATCGGCAGCGGCGAGGTCAACAGGTTGGCGATCATCTCTTCACTGAGTTCGTGCACTATGTATTCCGACCCAGCGTCCGGCTCAGTGGCGGGTTTGTCGGCGGACGGCTCAGTGTTCTGCTTATGGTCTTGCAGACCGGCCAGCTTGCCGATGATTTCGAAGAACTGGTCGATGTCCTGTTCGAGGTCGTCTGGCTGGTTTGGCTCGCTCATGGCTTTTTTGACCTTTTCGTCTGTTAGTGTATTACCCGGCGCACACGGGCACGTGCACGCGCGTCTGCGATTGCCATATCATATCATCCGGGAGCAAAGGCGAGGCCACCCTGCCCGTACACTGATATGGTCACCGACAACTAAGTGTCAATGATCAGTGCAGGGGTAGGGTTCCTCGCCTAGCCAGAGTATCACCCTCTCGCTACGGCGGCAGCGATTTAAGCCAGTGCTTACACTGACCCGCGTTCCGGCCCGCTGCTTCGGCCACCGTGGTGCCTTTGAACGCTTCCCGTGGTTGGCACCTTTTGTAGCGCACGCTGCCACCGTAATGGCGCACCCGGTCCAGCGCTTGCGGGGCAAATGGCCTTTGTGCTTCCTTGCGACATATGCTAATGCAAAGCGCCTGCCCGTACCGCAATCTATAACCCAATCGAGGGAGTTTGCAAAAAGGGCTGGAAAATTGGCCAAACCGCTAATATCTATAGGCTGCTTCGGAGCGGCCAGATGAAGGAAAATGAAATGACAATTACCACCCGCCAGCTTCAGAACCAGCTTCGTGCGCTGTGGACTACGGCGGATGTCTGCCGCGTTTTGAAGCGTACCTCGATGACCGTGCACACTTGGCGTCAGACCCGTGGTCTGCCGGCGCTTGAGGTGCCCGGCAGCAAGCGGCCGGCGATCCGCTTCGTCCCCGACGACGTCCTCGCTTGGGCGAAGAAGAACGACGTGCCTGTCTACCAGTCGGTCGAGCGTCTGAGGTTCAACCCGCCAGCTGTCAAGCGACTGACGTTCGCCGAACAAGCGGCGTAGACTTCCATGGCCGAGGCTCCCGGCATCTCCCTCAACGCAATCCTAAGTCAGCTGCCGAAACTGTCGGCAGCTGACTTAGCCAAGGTCGAGCAAGCCATCAAGCTGACCAAATCGTTCGGCGGCGGTCCCACCGCCACCGCGCAGCACGGCGTCATCAACCCATGGGGCGAAGTGCTCCTCGAATGCATCATCGAGGTCACCCGCGAGACCGTCGGCTACCCCATCGGCAAAGAGCAGCTGCGCAAGATGACCGCGTACAACACCTCCTTCCGCAAGAAGCTACCCGGGCTGATCGAGTTCATCGAGCGTGCCACGCCTGAGTTCTACCAGCGCCGCGCCATCTGCAAGCTCGGCATCGAGCTTCTCTTCGGCTACCTGCACCATCCCGACCGGATGACCGGACCATCAGTGTTGATGCAACAGATTCACCGTCTGCCGGAAGCGCTCGATGCCCAGTTCCCCGGCTACGCACGTGCTGGCCTGCTCGGTCTCGCCGCGCGCAACGAGGTCGTGATACCCTCGTAACCCCCCGTCACGAGGAGCACCACCCATGGAAGTCATCAGCCGCTACGAAGCGCTCGGCATGCCACTGCCGGACCCGGAAACCATGTGTCAAGGCCAGTGCGAAGGCATTGGCTGGGTGCCCGTCTTTCGAGACGACATGGAAGAGCCGTTCCGTGCCCTCTGGCTGGCCGCTGAAGCGTTGAAGCCGACCGACGATGGGTGGCACTTCGTCAAGTGCCCGGACTGCGACGGCAGCGGTCTGAAGGCCACCTGAACCATGGCGAAGATCGGCAAGCCGACGAAGGCGCTTCAGGAAAACGTCCTCGCCATGCTCCTGCACAACGAGAAGCAGGGCAAGCTGGTCGCCGGCATGGTCGACCCGGAACTGTTCGAGGGCGACTACGGCATCATCGCCGAGAAAGCCGTCGACTACTGGAAGCGCTACGGCCGCGCGCCGGGCGCGCAGACCGGCGACCTCGTCGCCGACATCATCGACGCGGGCGATGCCAAGGCACGGCTCTACGAAGAGATTCTGCGCTCGACCGTCGAACTCGCCGACACTGTCAACGAAACCTACGTACTCGACCAGCTACGTGCCTTTGTACGTGTGCAGCAAATCAAGCGCGCCATCATGCAGTCGGCCGAGCGCATCAATGCACAAGCCGAACTGGCGACCGACGAGGTCGAGGCCATCTGGAACGATCTCCTGCGTTCGAAGGAGCAGATCGCCTTCAACCGGGGCCTGTCGCTCGCCGAGTTCGGTCGCGTGCTCGATTACCTTGAAGGCCAGCAGCTTGAGTTCCCGATGGGCATCACGCAGTTCGACGAGGCCCACATCGGGCCGGCGCGCGGCACCGTGCTCCTCCTGCTCGGACCATCCGGCAAGGGCAAGTCGTGGTTCTGCGTCCATCTTGGCAAGATGGCGCTCCTAGCAGGCAAGCGCGTGCTCCACATCACACTGGAGATGTCGGAGGAGCAGGTAGCGCAGCGCTACTACCAGTCGCTGTTCAGTGCTTCCAAGCGCGACAGGGAGAGCGAGCGTCCCAAAATCCGCTTCCCCAAGGGCGAAGTCTCGCTCGGCATCACTTACGACACTGTCGACAGCGAGTTCATCCTGCGCGGCTTCTACGCCCGTGACGAGTTGGAGTTACGGCTCAACGCACTGGGATCACGTGCCGTCGACAACGTGATCGTCAAGCGCTTCGCGAACCTCACCATGGACGGTCTGGAAGCCTACCTCGACGGGCTTCAGAACCACGAGAACTGGACACCTGATCTGCTCATCCTCGACTACTGGCAGCTGGTCGACCCGAAGGTCGGTGCCGACGACTACCGGCTCGGCATGGGTCGCGCCTTCAAAAAGTTCCGCTCGATCATGGTCGAAAGGAACATAGCCGGCGTGACGCCCAATCAGGTGACCCGCAAGGGCATCGAGTCGACCTCGAACAAGATGACCGACGCCAGCGAGGACATCAGTGTCGCCTTCACCGCCGACGTCGTGCTCAACTACTCCTCGACCGACAAGGAGCAGCGGCGCGGACTGGGTCGCCTCTACGTCAGCAAGGGACGCGACGAGCGCGACAAGTTCGGTGTGTTCCTGACCCAGCACTACGAGACCGGCCAGTACGCCTTGGAGTCGATCCCGATGTCGGCAGAGGTTTACAATTTGATCAGCAGGCTGTCAGATGGTCGCGAGGACGACGAAGAGGGCGGCAGCGAAGAGAGCAACGAGAGGCGTTTTGCATGACCGGTGACTGTCCTTACGCCAAGTCCGACATGACACCATGTGTCCGCAAGGACGGGCCGATCTGCTTCGCCATGAACGCGCGCGGCAACCCGATCTGCGTCGGCTGCGAGAAGACGCCCGAAACACTGGGTGTGCCGACACCCTCACCATGGCCGCCGGTCAAGCAGGCGAAAGCCAAGCCCAGACGCTGATGGGTGTCATTCCCAAACGGTCTATTGAGGCTTTCCTCGCCCGCGAGCGCGACGACCTGCGCGACTGGAAGAAGCTCAGCGACGCCGAACTCGATGCCCTGATGTGCACGCTGCCAGTGATGCCGCCGATCTGGTACACACTGCGTCGTGAGCAGAAGGTCTGCATGCTGATCGGCGCGATGCGCCGCCGGGCCGCGTTCTGGCTCGATACCGGTATGGGCAAGACCCTCCTGACCATCGCACTGACCCGCTACTTCCGCCGCCTCGACGTCGTCGACAGTGTCCTCGTCCTCGTCCCCTACAAGATCAACAAGGACGAGTGGGAACGCGAAATCCAGAAGTGGTCGCCGAACACCAAGTACACCATCCTGCGCGGCACCAGCGCCGAGAAGTGGGAGCAGCTGGAAGCGGCGCGCGCGTCCATCGTGGTCGAGACCTACGCCGGGCTGGCTCGCATGGTCTGTCCGTTGAAGACGGTCAAGCGCAAGCGTAGCGGACGCTCGGTCAAGATGGACAAGCTGGTGATCGACGAGAAGCTGGTCAAGCGTCTCCTGACCCACGTCGACGGTGTCGTCTGCGACGAGTCCAACCATGTCGGCGCGCACGACACCCTGCCCTTCCGCATCTGCCGCCGGCTGGGCAACAAGGCCGGCATCTTCTTCCTGCTCGCCGGCACGCCCTTCGGCCGCGATCCCCTGCCACTGTGGGCACAGATATATCTGGTCGACGGTGGTCACTCGCTCGGCGAGACGCTCGGCCTGTTCCGCTCGGCGCTGTACAAGTCGAAGCCGGACGCCTTCGGTTTCCCCGAATACACCTTCAACGACTCCAAGGAGAACATGGCCAAGCTCAACCGGCTGCTCGCCCACTCGTCGATCCGCTACGAGGTCGAGCAGTCGACACTGCCCCGGCGCATCGACATCATCAAGGAAGTGTCGCTGCCTGCCGATGCGGATGAGTATTACCAGCGGGCACGTGCCGTCATCGTCGAGGCGAAGGGTTCCTACCGCGAGATGAGGAACGCGTTTCTCAGGATGCGCCAGATCAGTTCCGGCTTCGTCGGCTACCATGACGACGAGAACGGCGAGAAGGCCCGCTACGTGTTCCCGGAGAACCCCAAGCTCGATGCCCTCATGGCACTGATCGATTCGATCCGCGAGGACCGCAAGATACTGGTCTTTCATGATTTCCGGCACAGTGGCGAGGTGATCGCGGCGGCGCTGACCACTGCCGGCATCAGCCACATCAAGTATGGTGGCAAGCAGACCGACGCCAAGGGCTTGCTGCAACGCTTCGAAAGCGACCCACGCCTGCGTGTCTTCGTCCTGTCGACAGCCGGCGCTTACGGCCTGAACCTGCAAGCGGCGCAGTACGGCATCTTCTACGAATCGCCGGTCCCGGTGATCACCAGAAAGCAGATGATCCGCCGGTTTGAGCGGCAGAACTCGCCACACGACCGGGTGTTCCTCTACGATCTGGTGACCATCGGCACCATGGATCGACGCATCCTCGACTTCTACAAGGCGGGCCAGAACCTTTTCGACGCCATCGTGCGTGGGATCGAAAAAGTATAGAAAATCTTTCTTTGTTTCGGCAGCTTGACATAAGTATTTTTGCAAAATAGTCTCCGGCGGTTTCGTACCGGAGAGTGGCTCGCTCTGAGGTAACGGCACCCAACTCCCCACTCTTCTTCGTTTGACGTGTAACGCGGGCAACGCCTCCATGGAGGAGCGCGGCCGTCAAACTCGGGCCGATTACTGGAGGGAAACCAAGCAATAAGAGCAGCTTAATGCGCTGGGGTAGTGGGGCGGAATCTGTCAGTGACCAGTCCATTAAGGTGCTCTTTGCGGAGCGCCATCACAGTGTTTACTTCAAACCAAACAAAGGACTTGGTCATGAAGACTCTCATTCTTGGTACCATCGCCGCCCTCGCCTTCACTTTCGCCGTCACTGACATGGCGGATGCACGTGGGCGGGCGTCGGCGTCGGCCGGTGTGATCAGCGTCGGTGCCGGTGGCGCGGGCGGCGGCATCGGTTTCACTGCTCAGGGTTCGACGAGCCGTGCACGTGCTTCTTCGTCATCGACGGCCGGCGCGACCGGTGCGACGAGCGGCGGGGCGGCCGGCATCGGCGGCCAGATCGGCGGCGGATTCATTTCCGGCGGCGCGGGTGCCGCGACCGGGGCAACCTCGACCTCGGCGACGGTCGGTCACTAAGCCCCATCGGCTTAGGCTCGACTAGAGCTAGTAGTGGGTGGTCGCGATTTTTGAGCGGCCACTCACTCCTCCCTCCCCAGCCAATTCGAGGCATCTGAAATGAGATACAAGGTAATCACGTCGCTGGCGCTCGCCCTCGGGTTGGCGTTCGCTGTGTCGGCCGATGTTTCGGCGGCACCAACTGACGCCGCTTCAAAAAGCGGCGGCAAGACCGACGCCCATGGTCAGGGCAACAATATCGGTGACGGCAAGATTTCGATCACCAGCAACTCGCTCAGTTCGACCATCGGCAAGACCCACGCCAAGGCTGGTGCCCATGCCAATGCCACCGGCCTCGGCAAGAGCGTGGACGCGGCCGGCAAGACCAGAGTCTCCCGCGTCAAGGCAAAGGGTGACGCGGTAGTCGACGCCAAGCTCAACAAGAACGGCGTCGCCACGGTCACGTCGCGGGCTGCGGTCGACGCCTCGGCAGCTGCCAAACCCAAGACCGGCAAAGGGGTGGCACAGGGCGGCAAGGTCGTCGTCACTGCCTCGGCTACGGGCGGCGCTCATCCCAAAGCTCAGTCGCAGGTCAAGGAGAACGGCAAGGTCACGCTCAAGGCTTCGGCGAAGGCCGGTGCCGGCGCGACGGCTTCGGGTGGCAAGACGGTCGTCAAGCACTTCGGGCCGGGTGGCAAAGATACGCTTGCGATCACGTACAACAAGCACGCCTACGCTGCCGGTGTGTCGACGCCCAACAAGGCCATCGCCTACGCCGGCTACTCGGCCAAGGGTGTCAGCTTCAGTGGACCGACGCTCGTCGCAGCACTCCAGAGAGCGGCCTTCGCCTACGCCGCTGCCGGCAACAACTACGCGGTCGGCTACGCCACGGCGAGCGCCTACGGCGATGCTCGTTCGGGCAACTCGTCCAGCTGGGGCAACCTCGACGTCTACGCCAGCGCCTTCGTCAACGGCAACACCGTCCTGCTCAAGGGTGCGGTCGGTGGCGGCAAGCTCGGCAAGAAGGTCATCGACAAGGTCTGCACTTACGCGACCAATGCCGGTGGCGTCACGCTGACCTGCCACAGCGTCGGCAACTAACCAGAACACGGACCCTTCAGCCCACCCACCCCGGAGAGCCGGGTCCGTTAGAGGGAAGGTCGACAGTTCACACTGACCACTGATCGACCTTCCCTCGCTCCCAAAATTCCCCAGTAAGGAGGACAACCAGTGAAACTCGCACTCGCGATCCTCGGCACGCTCGCGACCATGAGCTACGCCGAAGCCCTCGATCAGCCGATCTCGTGTCACAACAATCAGCCCCACAAGCGCATCTGCACCATGAACTCGGACGTGACGCTCGACTGCCTCTGCTACTACGACGTCAACGGATCGATCTCCAGCGCCTACAGCGGCGTCTCCGGGTCCGGTGGGAACCGGGGAGTGGGCAACCCCGGTGGCGGCGGTGGCGGCCCCTCTGGGGGCATCATCAACCCGCTCGGCGGTGGAGGGGGCGGCGTCATCAATCCGCTCGGTGGTGGCGGCTCAGGCTTCCCCAGCGGCCATGCCCGCGCCACCGGCTCGGCCAGCGTGACCAGCCATGGTCGTGGTGACGTCAGTGCCGGCGGCGGCGGCATCACCGCGCAAGGGGCCGGCGCGACGGCTCAGGCCAATCCGGGATCGGCCTCTGGCTCGGGTGCCACGTCTGGCGACGCGTCCGGCGCAGCCT